TTACAATTTTTCACTTCTAACCCAGTCCTCATAGACATGTTCAGGCCAACCTAAAAACGTACCACCTTTTGTTTTTTGTGGTTTTGGGAATTCCTTTCTCTTTGCATACATTCTCCATAACGTAGTTTTGCTTTTCCCTGTCAATTGAACCATTTCTTTCATTTTTATATATTTTATTAGTGCTGACATATTTTCTCTCCACACTGTCCGTACACAGTTTAAATAATGCTGGTGGTAATTATTTACTGATTTCCTTTATAGAACGCCATCCAATGTGTTTTATCGTTTTTCCCTACACGCTGAACGGCAGTTGGTTTTTCATTAGTTAAAGCTAATATTTGTTTAACGGGTATTTGAGTTTCATTCCACTTAAACAATAAGGTTCCATTTGGCTTTAACACACGAAATGCTTCAGTAAATCCTTTTTTTAAATCTTCTTTCCATGAATTTTTATTTAACGAACCGTATTTTTTAAACATCCAGCTATTTTTACCTACTCTAATTAAATGAGGAGGGTCAAACAGCACCTGATAAAATGTATTATTAGGAAATGGAAGATTTTTAAAATCAGAAATAATATCTGGTGTTATATTTAAAATTCTCCCGTCACATAAAATATGTTCTTCGGCTCTAATATCATTAAATAAAACACGGTCATCTTGTTTATCAAAATAAAACATACGGGAGCCACAACACATATCAAGTATTGGCTTCACGTTCAGCATCCTTAATCATTAAGTAAACTTCCATAGCAAGACGATAAATAGTTTTGCTACTCTTCAATGAGTCAGAGACTATTGGTTTTTTAAAGTCATATAGTGTGTATGCGCTATGGTGTTCACATAATTCTAGATTTTCATTAACACCATTCAATAAATCAATATTATTTTTAATAATAATTGGCATAGCATCTGCAGGATTATTGCACGGGTCGAAAGTTTTATATCCACTTTCCATGTAAGCAAGAATAGACTTCTCAGTTAATAATGATTTCATTTTCAAATTAGTGACTACTAAAGAATTAATTTGTAAATCTGTAAAATTCGCATAGTAATTACTCATTATATACCCCTATTTTCTTTGCTGATAATTCAACATCGTTATGAAATACAGTTAATCGATTGATTAATTAATTAAATCTTTTATTGCTCTGCCAGTCTTTAATAATTTTTTTCATAATGAGGTGCATCTAATTTGAAGTTTACTGCCTATTTTTTTATTTCTTAGCCTTATCATTCCAATATATTGAATATCTCAATTAAAACGATTGAGTAATTGTTTTATTTTATTCTCCTCTCATTACTTTTCCAAAAAACGATCTAAATATTTCTCACTGAAATTAAATATTCAATATGTTTATTGCATTTCAATTGCGTATATATCTTCCGTTACAGGTACCGCAGAGCTCTGTATTAGCATGAGCGTTATGATTAGATCTAAGATTATAATCTTAAATTTATACAAAAACTATATTTCAATATTTATCTATGATTTCTTTTAATTTATTGTGATATTCATTGTGTATATCGTTCAGGTATATTTCCATCATTTCTTTTATGTATAATTTATTGCATGGTGAAAGGATTTGTTTAGCAAAGTTATTTATGTGCTCAATCGTTAATTTTGCTGTTAAAAATAATTCATATTTTTCTTTGCTTAATATGGCTGGGTTTATCCTTGTCATATCTAAATTTATAGTAAAATCACATGGATATATAGAAATTCTATCTACGTAATTTATTGTTCTTATCTCTAAATAAGCAATGTTAAGTGATGGGTTTTTCACTATATCAAACTCACAACTGTCACCTTTTGATAAGGCGAACTGAAAACTTTTTTTAAAGGATTCGCAAATCTTTATATGATTTCTAGCAATTTCCTTTATTTCAATAAAAAATTTATCATCATTTTCATTTTGCTTTATTTTAATATCATTCCGTTGCCAAAAATAAACACCTATAGTGGCTACGATCCCTAGTGAGGATATAATAGTAAATATTGTTGATGTAAAAGAAAGAATGATACTTTCACCCTTAGTTTCTATGGTGAAATAACCAACGGCTATAATGCTTCCAATTAGTACCCAGGCCACAACAGTAATAATACTGATAATAAAATCACTCATACTATAAAAATCATCAATATTACGCTTCATAAATCCTCCCTAAGTTAAGGTTGGGATCATACTCATATCTATGTGACCATTCCACTACCACAACATTTTTAAATTACATTAATCAAATGACGTGGATACATAAGTCCTATTGGAGCAAAAGGAATATCATCTTCAAAATCCATCGGTGGTTGATTGCTTTGGACCTGAGGTTTTGCTGGTGGCTGGTTTTGCTGTGCTGATTGTGATCCCGTTGATTTACTAGTACCGCCTAGCATCTGCATCGAACCGCCAGCTTTTACAACAATTTCTGTTGCATAGCGTTTAACACCGTTATCATCCCACTCGCGCGTTTGTAGTTGGCCCTCGATATAAACTTGTGAGCCTTTACACAAATAGCCACTGGCGATATCTGCAAGCTTTCCAAACAAAACAACACGATGCCATTCTGTTTTTTCGCGGTTTTCACCCGTTTGTTTATCACGCCACTTTTCTGATGTGGCCACAGCTAAATTGGCAACAGTATCACCAGAAGGCAGGTAGCGAATTTCAGGATCACGGCCTAAATTGCCGATAAGAATTACTTTATTTACTGATCCGTTAGCCATTTTCAGTTATTCCTATTTGAGTAATATCGCCACCAATAAGATGGCGATTAATTAATAATTAAGCTGAAAATTTGCCAATGAATGTTTCGATTTCACTTTCATCGAATTCATCACAAAGCAGATCGCGAAACTCTTGAGCGATTTGTTCTTCAAGGTTTTCAAGTTGAACAATACGGAGCACTAAAACAGGAATATCACCCCCTGTGAGTACGCTATAACGCAATTTAATGCTACGTTCTTTTAATTCGTCATACGGAGTGCAGGTAAACTGAAATGCAGTAGGCATGACATCTTTGCTTCTGGCTTCAACATTCTCTAATACTGAGCGCTTAGCACTAAAATCAGCATCTTCATGTTCAGCAGAGCGTGTTGACTCAATCGTAATACGACGAACGGCAGAAATAGCTTGTTTGATATCTAAAATATTACCGTCAGCATCGAACGCCATTAAATAATCACGCCAGTCTTCTAACCATTCCGCTAATTCTTTTTGACGATGTTTAACACCATCAATTTTTAATAGTGCTGCGAATGGGGCAGTTTGTTTTAATTTTACAAGAGCCGTATTATCAGCATGACCAGGCTCACCAATTGTGCCAATATTGAAAATAGTTTTGGCGCTCATTTCATCGGCATCAATAAAGCAGCTAACACCTTCATCAATTGCATTTTTGATTGAGTATTTAACAAAATCACTGATGCTGGTTGTTTTCATTTCACCACGAAAGCGAAAACGACCTTCTTGTAAGTTTTCCAAACTACTTACTTTAAAGTCATTCGGAAGAACAATTGCAGGGCAAAGAGACTTCTCTATTGCATCAAGACTTAATGAAGCCACCGCCATATTTTGAATTTGCGAAATAGCATTACCGTCTAATTGAGACATGAATAAACTCCTACTTATTTAAAAGCATTAAATTAAATGGATAGGTTTAATTAAAAATAAGGAAACTAATTAACGGATTTTAATTTCCCGTCAGGCTGACCTTGCAAAGAAAATAATTGACCTTGGTCTTCTTGCATAATGGTCAACTTACCACCTTTACCCACGTACATTGGTGTTTTGGTGGTGTCTTCTTCAGCCCGTTTTCCGCGTGGTGTTGGTGCAGAGAATTTAAGTTTATGAGTTATTTCAACTCGTTTTTCTTCCATTGAATTACTAAGGCGAGCAATATCTAATTCAATAGTGACTTTGCCTTTTCCACCATTATTTAAAACGCCTAAAGCCACGTCATTTAAAACAGCAGAGACTTTATTTTCAAAAACGCCAGCGTCCAATTCGGAAAGAAAGTCGGGAACATTTGTCTTACGATCTTCTTGGCTCATTTCTATAACCTCACGTTATCACTTCACACAATAAGAAAGGGCACTAGCGAGTTGACATAATCCTGATAAGACATTTCACAAATAATGCCAGTACCCTTGCTTATTGTTAGATTTGATAAAATGGCTGACTGAGCAGAACATTATCACCACACCCCCGTTAATGGTTTAAGACTCAGCCAGCCATTGTTTCTCTTCACACGTTCTCTTCACACATAAAAATCATTTTCTTTGGGTCTGAATAGCACTTTTGATTCTGTACTCGTCTATTTCATCATCCAGTTTTGATAAGTCAGCCACCAGCTCCCCACGTTTAGCATAAAGCTCAAGCAGATGATCAACAGAAGATAATTTATCTTTCATCCAAGCAACGATATCTTCATCAGTGAAATTGGCTGGCGGTATGATTACCGGTTCAGTGGTCATAAGTATTCTCAATAACTATTTAGTATAGATATTAGTAAACTTACATTTTAAGTCAAGAAAAAAATATAAGTTATCTTACATTTCTTTCTTTTTTGTGAGGAGATTGGGGTCAGTCTAGATTTATAATGACTTGTTTAACTTTACCAGCTATAACGCAGTCACCGTTTATTTGAATAGGGTTAAATTGTGGATTTAAAGGAGCTAAGTATTTGTTTGGTCCATCAATAATAAGTTTTTTAATAGTAGCTTCATCACTACCTTTTTGTTGTGCTATAACTATTTTTCCATTTATATCATCTAGATAACCATAATCAGGTTCAACTATAACCACCGCTCCTTCAGGAATACTCAACTCCCCGTTGTATGTAGTCATTGATTGACCTTTAACGATTAGTGCAAATGCTTTATCTGATAATTTTAAGTTGGTATCAACATATTTGTAATCACTAGGATCTGATTCACAGTATGTTTCAGTCCATACTCCAGCCTGGACCCAACTAATGATAGGTATAGACTTATAAATAGCAGCTTGTAATTTAACATCATCCTCAGGAAGTCCTGTTCCGAACATTAACCATGTTGGATTACAATTCAAAACGGATGATAGTTTTAATAAACTTTCTGCAGATAAACCAGTGTTGTCACTTTCCCATTGAGTAACCGCTGACGCTGATATACCAACACGTTCAGCTATATCTTTTTGAGTCATTTTTAACTGTCGTCTACGCTGCTTTATTCTCTCTCCTACTGTTTCCATAGTTAGCCTCAAATTCACACTCGTCATGTAAGCAATCTTACATTTTATTGACATTAGTATCCTGCTACATTAAATTGTAAGTATGCTTACTTTGTGGAGAGTGTAATGCTTAAAAGTTTAGTTTTAGAACATTTTGGGGGAACGGTAAAAACAGCTTCGGCACTTGGAGTTTCTCATAGCGCTGTTTGTCAATGGTCGCTTATTGTTCCTGAAAAACAAGCCTTGAAAATAGATAGATTAACTAAAGGAGCTCTTAAATACAGTCCCGAATTTTATACAAACAATAACAAAACCGTTTAAGGCAGTTAACTACAAGAATTTATCAATGGTGGTAGGAAATGAGTAACCAATCAATAAAACAGGTAGTGAAAGAAATGTGTGAAGCGACAGCTGGTGGACGCGAGGCAATGGCTGGAGCACTAGGTCTGTCTTTAACATCATTCAACAACAAGCTTTATGAGAAAAATGGTTGTCGCTCATTTGATTTAAACGAGTTGTTAGCGATGCAAGATATTTCTAAGACCGTTTTATTTGCTGAATTTGTCGCTCGTGAATCAAATCGTTTACTCGTTGACAGAATTAGTCCTGCGGAACTGGATGAAACGGAATTGTTTGTACTGCGTAGTGGTGTTGACGAAATGCAGGGGCGTTTAGCTTTATTCATGAAAGATAGCTTGGCTGATGGCGTTATTGATAACGAAGAAGAGCGAAAGATAAAAATGATGTTGGATGGATTAATTTCACAGATCCGCACATTTATGAATGCGTTTGTTTCGTTACATCAAAAGAGAAATTAAAGATGGCTATATCCAGAAAGGGTGAAGCCAAAGGTGTACGGCCTCTGGCTTCGGTTTGCAAATTTCAATTGTGTGAAGAGAAATTAGCATGAGTAGATTAGCGCATTTAATACCTAAAAAGCAATTCCGTTGTTTACCTGTCTCGGGTAGTCAGTCATTTCGCTATGTAGAAATCATAGCGTCTGACGAACAACCAGACAACTACAAGAAACCTGCATATTTGGTAGATAGACAGTCTCTTAAAAAGGCATGGGCTGATTTTTATTTTTCAAGTGGAGAGCGGGGCAATGAGCAATGAGAACCCAAACCAACTTGATCGCTACTACAAAAATCACAGGGGTATCGTTGTTCATGTTGTTCGTTATGACAGAGAAAAACAGCGTGTCATTTTTATGCTGGATGGTTGTGATGATCCGCAATGTGAACCCTTGCAACGATTTAAAGAGAAGTACACACGTATTAAGTAATGAGGTGGCAAGATGAGTTTATTATTACTAAAAAGTCGCCCTTTAGTCGTTATTCCTGAATTAGCGGTACGCCTTGGTTTAAATGAGGCGATGCTGCTACAGCAAATTCAATATTGGCTAACTGAAACTACTTCAGGTGTTGAATATGACGGCTCACGCTGGATTTATAACACCGTTGAAGAGTGGAAGAATCAATTCCCTTTTTTCTCTGAATCAACGATTAAACGTGCTTTTACTAATTTAAAAAAGCAGGGTGTTTTACGCATTGAGCAAATCAATAAATCGAACCATGACCGTACTAATTATTATGCGATTAACTACGATCACCATCTGCTAACTGATGGGGTCAATATGACCCAATCGAACAGTGATAATACATCTAATCGAGCAGTTCAAAATGACCTTATCGATAAGCGCAAATTGAAACCGTCAAACAGTTCAAAATGCGCTGTTCTGAACGGGTCAAAATGGCCTGATCTTACAGAGAATACAACAGAGATTACTTCAGAGAGTACAACAGAGACTAACTCTTCTTGTCAGGTTCCTATTGAACCCGACAACGCTCCTGAAAAATTAATTTTGGATTATTTCAACAAGGTGACAAATTCCAAATATCGTGAAGGAAAAACAACGACAGGGCATATCAAGGCGCGATTAGCAGAAGGATTTACCTCTGAAGACTTGATATTAATTACGGATTACCTGACAGCTAAATGGCAAAAAGATCCCAAGATGCGTGATTACTTACGCCCTAAAACATTATTTGTTCCTGAAAACTGTATTGAATACCAAGATAAGGCGATCAAATGGCGTGATGCAGGGCGTCCTGAATGTGTGAATGGTCGTTGGTTAAAGCCTGGAGAAGTTTCAGTGGAAATTAACACGGTTGAACGTGATGAAACTTTTAGAAAAATGTTCACCTCAGGCTGGAAACCTGAAAATCGTATTCAAGCATTAGCAGTCGAGCAAGCAAAGAAAAATGGTCTTGGCCGTATGAGTGAAGTTGCTGGTTTAGCTTCATTCCGTGGTATCTGGAAACAGGCGACAGAACAAGTTGCACTGGAGGCTAAGTGATGATTGATTACGCACTGAAATTACAGGAGTTAAAAAGCCAACCTACTCATAAATTAAAAGAAATTGGTGACCAATGGCAATCACCAGATAACCTTTACTACGGTATCAACTCTAAATATGGACCGTTTACTTTAGATTTATTCACTGATGGTCAAAACAGCAAATGCCCGCATTTCTATACCGTTGAGGACAACGCACTCACTCAAGACTGGTCAGCGAAGCTAAAAGAAATCGGCGGTGTTGCCTTTGGTAACCCTCCTTACTCACGTAGTTCATATCACGAAGGTCAACCTTTAACAGGTGTTGGTCACATCATGAGCCATGCATTAGCTATGCGTGAAAAACACGGTCGATATGTTTTTTTATTAAAAGCAGCTACATCAGAAACATGGTGGCCAGAAGAAGCGGATCACGTTTGTTTTATCCGTGGACGTATTGGTTTTGACGTTCCTGAGTGGTTTGTTCCCGCAGATGAAAAACAGAAACCAACGGGCGCATTCTTTGCTGGGGCAATAGTTGTTTTCGATAAAACATGGACGGGTAAAAAATTCGATTACATTCATCGTGATGAATTAGAGCAGATCGGCAAAACATTTATTGAACAAGCAAAATGGCTTGTATCGAGAGGTGTCGCATGAAAATCACAGAGCAAATCTTAGCGTTGTACAAAGTCGGTGAAGTAGTAGATCGCGACATTATTACTCGTGATTTAGAAACCACTTTAGGTGGTGCCTCTCGTGCACTTGCTCATCTCCATAGTCTCGGTGCATTAACCAGAGTTAGTGAAAATTACCCGCTTTACTATCAAGTGACGAATGAGGCTAAAAAAGTTCATAACGCAATGATAGAGGAGCGTAAGTCAGGAGAATCCGTCTACCTCGAAAAGCTAAATGCTCAGAAAGCAAAAAAACGAGGTATTCCAACAATCATATGGGTAAAACACGCCACTTCTAATTTTGCACATATGGGGAAATTACCAACTGAGCCCTACGATTCGTTAGTCAGAGCAGTAAGGAGTAATCACTAATGAACAATAAAAGCTGTCCATTCTGTAACTCTAAAAAACTAGAAGTCATGCAAGTGATGATCAATACATTCACTCGCTGTCAGAAATGTGGAGCAAGAGGTCCTATTGCTAATAACGCGGACGAAGCCCTGAAAGCTTGGGATAAAAGGAGTGTAAACGATGCTAACTAAATACGCGCTGTTTATAGGTTTTTGGTTCGTTCTCATGCTGGCTATTGGGTTGTGGGGGACTTATGCCTGAACTCATGCTCACGTTGCCATTTCCACCTAGTGTTAACTCATATTGGAGAAACATTAAGGGTAGAACGCTGATCAGTGAAAAAGGGCGTAAGTTTCGAATTAACACCATTGCTTCTGTATATGAGCAGTTAAAACGAAAACCCAAAGCTATTAAAGAAAATGTCTCTGTCCTGGTTCGTTTATACCCACCAACAAAACAGCGCAGGGACATTGATAACTTTTTAAAGGCCCCATTTGATGCATTAACACATGCGGGTATTTGGGAAGATGATCAGCAGGTAAAGCATATGGATGTGATGTTAATGGAAGTCGTAAAGGGTGGAAAGTTAGAAATCACTATCCGCTCATTTAATAACGTGATGTACGGTCACGAGTAAAACGTGGAGAGAAATAACATGAATGGATTAATTGTTATTGATGGTGTTCAAATTCGTCGAGATACCGCAGGGCGTTATTGTTTAAATGACCTTCATCGAGTCTCAGGTGGTGAAAAACGGCATCAACCGTCGAATTGGAGTGCTTTGACTCAAACTAAAGAGTTGGTTGATGAAATTTCAACCGCTCCTGAGATCACAGGAGCGGTTCCCATTGTGACCATTGTTGGTGGGCTTAACCAAGGAACATATGTTTGCAAAGAATTAGTGTATGCCTATGCAATGTGGATAAGCCCATCATTTCATTTAAAAGTGATCCGTACTTTTGATGCATTGATAACACAGCAACACGGCGAAAAGTTAGCCGATAAAGTTCAAGCTGGAGTCATATTGCTTGAATCGATGGCAAAGAGCCTGAATTTCTCAAACTCTTCGAAATTAGGGGCATATCAAAAATTACAAGCCATGGCAGGCTTACCCGAATTAGCCCCAGTGTATGCGATTGATGCTCCAAGCGGATCAATGGATGGTTCAAGTCGTCCAACAGTAGCTTTATCAACACTGATTAGAAAACATCAATTACCTATTTCAGCCCAACAAGCTTATAAACGATTAGCCGATCTCGGCATTGTTGAACGTTTATCTCGTCCAAGTACGAAAACTGCTAGCAAAACGAAAGAGTTTTGGTCTGTTACGGCTAGAGGTTGTCAGTTTGGGAAGAACATGACCAGTCCTAGTAATCCTCGCGAAACCCAACCGCATTTCTTTGAGAGTAAAACGGATGAGTTGATTCGCATGGTGATGCTGAATAAACAGGTGAGTGCATGAAATTATTATTAACGCCTTATATTCAGCCAGAGCTTGGTGTTGTGCTACTTAAACCTGGTGCTGAATTACTCGAGCAATTTAAAAAGCATCACCGCGTGATTATTAGTGATGTGCCAAAAAGTTTAGATGTGTTGCCCTCAGGCGCATTAACGGGCGATGAACAGCCGATTTTAAACAATAAGCACATCATTCAATTTCTTAATAGTAAAAAAGTGATCCACACCATCGATAAAGTGGCACCGATGGACTCTTGGGTTATTAGTAATATCAAATACTGTCAGATTGATAACGATGAAGATAATTATCATCACCATGAGTTAGTAACGACATTTAATGAGGCTGGCGTGATCCGCACTTGTTGGCATCACGATAATCATATTCGTCATTCATCAGCAGGTTGGGTTGCTGAATTAGCTCATAAAAATCGTATTAATTGGATGTTAGATACTATCCGTTTTCGTTTGAGATTAGATAGTGGCCACCAGCTGACAATACCTGATTTTTTCTCATTTGCAGTTATGCATAACTTGGTTGATGAATTGCCTGAACCAATATTACGCCAGATTTTAAATTGGTCAGATAAACAAGAGGAACGCAAAGTTCATGGTGGTTTTCCTGAAGCTGACATTATTCCAAGTAACGTGACAGCGCTATCAGCAATGAATGAGCGTTTAGATGCGATAAAGCCAGTTATTAAAATTGTTGTCGATCCAGAGCCACCAGCGTCATTTCTTCTTAAACCTAAAATGCAACGCTGGGAAAATACCAACTGGCTTCAATGGGTGAAAACTCAACCGTGTTGCGTGTGTGGGCAACAGGCTGATGATCCGCACCACATCATAGGCCATGGCATGGGAGGCATGGGTACTAAAGCTCACGACTTATTTACCATTCCATTATGTCGTATTCATCATGATGAGTTACATCGAGATCCAAAACAGTGGGAAGCCACTCACGGCAATCAACTCGAATTGTTATTTCATTTTTTAAACCGTTCATTAGGCATCGGTGCATTTATTTAACGTGTGTACGGCACGAGGAGTATTAAGCATGAGAGATATGCAGGAAGTTTTATCACGTTGGGGAGCGTGGTCGGCAGATAATACAGAGTCGGTCCAATGGTATTCGGTTGCTGCGGGGTTTAGTGGATTAATACCAAGTAAAGTTAAGGCTCGCCCCCAATGTTGTGAAGACGATGCAATAATTATTTCTAGTTGTATGGCGCAATTGAATAAAAAGAATAGTGATATGCATGACCTATTGCTTGATTACTATTTATTCGGAATGACATTTATGCAACTTGCTAACAAGCACAATTGTTCTGATGGGCATATAGGTAAAAAATTACAAAAGGCAGAGGGGATAATAGAAGGTATGTTAATGATGCTAGATGTTCCATTAGAGATGGATCGATACGTGGAAAAAATCATATAAAACTTTACGTACGTAAATATGATGATATTGTGATAAGACTGACATCAAGGTCAACCAGCTTATGAACCTCATCTACAGTGAGGTTTTGTGTTTTTATTAGTTATCCTCTTTATCTGTGCTTTTAATTTTTAAAGATAAAATAGCTTCATATTAAATATGAAATAGTTTCAATATCCATTTTTTTTATTAATGTTATGTTTGATAATAAAATTCTTAATAAGAAAATATAGGATATATTGAATGAGCATTAACATCCCTCCATTTAAAGCTGATGTCGTTGGTAGTTACCTTCGACCTGAATATCTACATAAAGCGCGTAGCGATTATGCTAATGGCACTATTTCTAGCCATGAATTAAAAAAAATAGAAGATAAAGCAATCATTGAGTTAGTAGAAAAGCAGAAAAAAGCCGGATTACATGTTATTACCGATGGTGAATTTCGTCGTAGCTGGTGGCATTTAGACTTTATGTGGGGATTAAACGGCGTTGAAAAAGCCTATTTATCTAAAGGATATTCATTCGATGGCATTGAAACTCGCCCAGAGACGGCTCGATTAACAGGGAAAATCTCTGGAAATAGTCACCCTTTTATTGAACATTTTTCATTTTTGTTGAAATTTGCTGAGGATAATATTGTTCCTCGTTTAACGATCCCTGCACCCGCTCAATTTTTCAAAGAGCTTTATCGACCAGAAAATTTAGATAGCACTAATGCAACTTATCCTTCAAAAGATGAGTTGATTAACGATATTGTTATTGCTTATCAAGAGTTTATAAAAGAGTTATATCTTATAGGATGTCGCAATTTGCAATTAGATGATTGTACTTGGGGCATGATGGTTGATTCTCGATATCACAATTCAGGTATTGCTGAGAGCGAAAGTGTAAATAGTTGCTCATGCCATTCAGATCATACTGTAATAAGCAATGATATAAACTCATTAGCGGAAACGCTTGTTTATTTGAATAATGAAGCTATTAAAAACGCACCATCAGATTTAGTGTTAACAACACATGTTTGCCGAGGTAATTATCGTTCTACATGGGCGGCTAGTGGTGGCTACGGACCGATTGCTGAGATCCTTTTTGGAAGAGAAAATGTATCAGCATATTATTTAGAGTTTGATACAGATAGAGCTGGTGATTTCTCTCCATTATCTTATGTTTCAGGCAACAAAAAAGTTGTTCTGGGATTAATTTCTTCCAAAATTGGCGAGTTAGAGGATAAACAAAAAGTAATAGAACGAATCTATGAAGCTAGTAAGTTCATACCATTAGATCGATTATGTTTAAGTACTCAATGTGGATTTGCATCAACTGAAGAAGGGAATGCATTAACTGAAGAGCAACAATGGGATAAAATCGCATTAGTAAAAGAGATTGCTCAAGAGGTCTGGAAAGATTAATCTCACAGACTGAAAACGTTATTACTCATAAGACTCTATATATCGTGAGATTATTGATAGTTTCTCAAAACCTCGTCTGGGCGGGGTTTTTTGTTATCTGGAGTTTATATGTATGACGAATTCGACAGATTCTAAATATCCAACTAGGGCTGACTTAGCTAAAGCCAGCCCTTACACTGAGCGCGATAAATTGTCAGAAGAAGAGCGTGAAGAAAGAAGTCAGAAGTTTAATGATTCTCTATTTTTCGGTAATGGGTATCTCAAACTTTAATTCCCCCGAATTCGAGGGTGTTACCTTTATTGATGAGGGTATCATAGTTTAAGTTATTGATATTGTTCCGATGTCGGAATTCCGATATCGCTATTTCAACCTGTAAGTAATTCTTACAAGTTCACATATTCGATTATTCCGAACAGTTTATTCAGAAGATCGCTTAGGCGGTCTTTTTTATTATCTAAAATAAGGAATGAAATTATGTACGCACTTAAATTAATTACTGAACGTGAAGGACGTAAAGTGGAAGAAGTCCACTGCTTAGGGGATATGTACCGCTTAGAGTTTTATCCTGAATCAGAAAATAAAGATATCGTGGCGCGGGTTGAACACACAAAGAAAGACGCCATCCCATCATTTGATATTAATAGAACAGATCGCGCTTACATTACGACAGTAACAGGTGATACTGTTCGGGTTATTTCCAGAGGCAGAAAAGTTTGCCAGTAAGGTCATTTCGGTGGCCTTTTTTATTGGAGAAAATATGAAAAATTTATTTATTAATCTATGTATAAAGCTATCTGGTAAGACTAAAGAGCAATTAGGCTTAGCTTGGTCATTTCATTATTTCGTTACCCGTTCTAAATATAAAGCTTATTGGCGAGCCGTATTTCATTAATTATCGAAAGCCTCATGCAGAGATATCGATAATCGCACACTAGGTGGAGTTGTGCCCACCATCTATTTACACATTGCAGACCACAGTATCAATCACACACTAATCACTTCACACAAGAGCTGTGTGTCTGCATCCTTTTAACTAAACTCGGACACTCCGTAGGGGGTGTATATGCGCATGGAAAAATTGACCAATGCTACCTACGGAACGGCTGGCTTAACTGCCTTTTTTGCAAGTCTCTCATTGTATGAATGGGGATTTGTAATAGGGATGGGATTCAGCATGCTCCTTGGATTAGCAACTTACTTTATGACACAGCGAGAACAGCGGAAACGAACAGCGTTATTTGCTGAATTAGTTCATCGAAATTGTTCTAGCGATCCGCAAGACATAGAAAAGATAGTTGGCGAGATGCTGACTAAAGCTAAAAAGGACATTTAATGAACCTAAAACAGAAGGTAGCTGCAGTTGCGAGTGCTGGTGCGGTAAGTATTGCGCTAACAGTGATTGGTTACTTTGAAGGCATGCGTTACGAGCCTTATCGTGATGTTGCTGGTGTTCTGACGGTTTGTTATGGCCATACTGGAAACGACATCATTCAAGGTAAGACATACACACAGCAAGAATGTGATGAATTACTGCAGAAAGACTTTATCAGAACGCAACAGCAAGTTGATGCTCTGGTTAAAGTATCACTGGATGATAAAACCAAAGCCTCTCTATATTCCTTTGCTTTTAATGTGGGTACCACAGCTTTTGCACGTTCTACATTGCTCAAGAAATTAAATGCAGGTGATCAGTATGGCGCTTGTGAAGAAATGAAACGCTGGGTTTACGCTGGTGGCAAAGTATGGAGAGGGTTAGTCAGTCGTAGAGATGCGGAGTCAGCACTATGTCATGGAAACCTTTAATCATCATTATCAGCTTTATCCTTGCATTACTCATCACTGTTGCTGGTGGCATTTATCTCTCAATTGATAATTCATGTGTTAACGACAAAGCCAGTTTAGAAAAGCGCTGTCAGGTAGCTCTCTCACATCATCGGTACTAATTATGAAGCATTGGAAACTTTACATTGTCATTGTGATAGTGGGTATTGTTGCTGGTGGTTGCGTGCTGATTAATGCACAAGCGAAAAGAATTAATACACAAGCTGAAAAAATTAACACGCTGACAAAAAACAACAAAGAACTTACTAATACGCTCGAAGAACAAAAGGCCATCAATGCTGACTATCAAGTGCGCATAGAGCGACTAAATCAACTCGATATTAAATACACTCAGGAGTTAGCTAGTGCAAAGAATGAAATTGATGGGTTGCGTGATGATATTCGCAATGGCTCTAAGCGGGTGTATGTCAAAGCCGAGTGTCCAGCAGTCACCAAGAATTCCACCGAAAGCGGAAGCAATGAAAACACCGCACGACTTAACAAAGCAGTTGAACAAGATTATCTACGTCTCAGAGAAATGATAGTCGAGAACGAACAGCAAACTTTGTATTTGCAGAATTATATTAGGACGGAGTGTGTGAACTAAAAAAAGCCCTACGTAGGGTACGAGGGCTAAAATAAACCAAGTTGAAAAATATCAATCTTTAATTAGTGTAGTATACGTAACTAAATATACTCATAGTACAAGAATAAAAATATTACTTTTAATTTTAACTGGAATTCTCTTTGTTAATTAATCCGTAAACTTATTACATTAGTTATCAAATAATATGTTTTTGTTTATGTTGAAATAAAATTTAAGTGTAATAATAATTATTAGATTACTTAACTATAAGGGTATTTATGTTCAATCATAGAATAATAAAATGCTTCTTTGGAGTTTGATGCCATCAATCCTTGATATATGCAAAATGGCACTTCATTATACTGATGTTTTTCCCCACATTTGAAATTAATTGCTAATGTTTTACTGTGGTAATCGTAAGCAACAGAGATGATGTTAGACGATGAAATATAAATTTTATCCATTAGAGTAAGCTCTATTAGGTAAATGTAATAAATGAAAAATAGGTTTTTGACCTTAGCTATTGTTAATCTTAGTAGAAATATTAAATTAGTTTTATGTGATAATGGAAAAGTAATGGAATTTATTATTTGTGTGAAGTTAATCACAATAAAGATATGGAATACTTAGAATAAAAAAAGCCCAGCATGGGGACTGGGCAATACTAGCAAGATGTAATTAGATATAAACATAGTGAATTTATTATTATTACTTAAGTAGGTATATTCACTAGTAGATTATTCTTAGTTATCTAATTTTGATTGGTGTAATGGATACAAAATAAAAATAACCCTGTAGGTATGGGATCTACAGGGTGGCTGAAATAAAGCAAATATATAACAGTGATAATCATACTATTATTTTACCATTACGTAATAAGAAGCGCCGCGTTGTCGCTGTCTCCTATGTTAGCCATAACCTGTTTTATTCTCAGCAGATAGCGCATAGTGAGAGTCAAAAACAATGAATACCGCCATTTTGTTATTTTTCGGTCATTATCAGCAACGTCAGCTGTAGGTAGAAGAAACGGCGTGACTATGGAGAGACATAAACCTATTTAATTCTACAAACGTCATTCATTGAGTGGCGTTGATAGAGTTTATTTAGATAGTCATCAGTTAGTAGCTGGTGGCTTTTTTATTGGAGATAGATATGTCAGATAATACTATTCAATTAAAAGTCTCAGTAGATAACACTGAGTTAGATAAGCTAGAAGAGCAACTCACTCGCATTAAGCAACTGATGCAAGATGTAGGTATCGATATCAGCATTAAACCAAAGCAAAGTAACGATTTATTTATTGCAGGCTTAGGTGATTGCTTTATTAAAGATGCTGTTATTAATTCACCAAGAATTAAATTTAGAGCGTCAGGTGATGCGGTATTTAGTGGTGTGCTTGTCAGTAATAAGTTAGAGGCGGATACCAATGCTCAACTGACAAATTTACGAATGCAAATTGATCGACAAGATGTTGCTATCAATGAGTTAAAAAGAGCAATGGCAACTCAGCAACAAGCATGGTCACAAGCGATGAATGAACTAACTAACAGAACGTGGTGCAGTCAGAAGTAAAGGTGAGGTTTCTCACCTTATTCATAATTTATAGCGTTAGATTATTTCGCCGAGAAGCCTATGAGTTTCTTCGATAGGGAATTCATCCCAGTAGTATTCTGACATGTATCTTTTGTCAATGGCGGTGGTTTCCCAAAATCCCCTTGTTACTGAAGTTTGATATTCCACTGATTCATCCAAGTTTTCAATACAATCCTTGGCATCACGAGTAAGGGAAAGATTTTTAATTTCGTTATGAAATAGAATGACGATATCTTTTAATTGATACAGTTTTGATTTTACTGGATCTATAGAAAACAAAGTATGCATTGCGTGATATAACGCCTTTCTTTCTAATAATGGTTCAAAATTAGTGGCGTTTTGCCTTCTGTATAATTCAATATAAAGACAAAGTCTGAGCATTTGGTTTACTCGTCTAGCAATTTTTAGTTTTGTTAAAGCGCTAAGATTATCAGTATTAATATTATGTGATTCTATTATTCCTTTTTCGATAATATCTTTGATTTTATGAATACTATGGATATTTAACATGTTAATTCTCCTTTAAGTGTAAAGAGAAAATGATAGTAGTCTTTAATATAAAGTCAAAAGGTACTCCCAGCGGGGTACCCTCTCCACGGGGCGGCGCGCACGCGGGAAACGGCTCATTTTTCAATTTTTATCGGTCGTCACCACCAGTGCAATTATTTGATAAATATATGTTAAAAAAATAACAGTGATGAATTTGTTTGTTTTTTGTTCATCACTAACTCAAGATTTCAACTCCCACTTTTATTGTTTTACATCTCATTTCACTGCGCATTCACAGCGCAATTACTAAAACGTCGGATCCAATCACTTTGATATGAGCCTTCGAGGAAGTCAGCTATAGCTGGCGAGCTTCGACGGGCTGATTTTCTATGTGAACGAGGGTTCATTTCAAATGTAGGAAATACGTTATGACTCATTTAATGGTAGTAAATGGCATTGATTTTCGTGAGCTTGTTTTTCTGAGTGGTTCAAATGCAGAAACAGACACGTTCAAAGTTGCCTTGGCCTTTAAGAAGGGGCACAAAGACGTTCTCAGAAAAGCTAGAGCAGTCATTAAGTCATGTTCATCCAAGTTTGCAGAGCGCAATTTTACGCTTTGCCATGAAAACAATGGGTTACAGAATGGTAAGCCTCAGCCATTTTATAAAATGACACGAGATGGCTGGATGATGTTAGTTATGGGTTTTACTGGCGATGAGGCAGTTAAATTAAAGGAGGCATTTATTAACGCCTTTAATTGGATGACAGACGTCATAACAAAAAATATTCGTACCATGGAGCAAGAGCGAAATGAAGTAATGCTTGAATTCATGAAAGAGAAAGATGTAGCGAGTATGTCGGGTCGTCTATTGAATAGATGGGGTAGGGTTAAAAAGCCTCAGTTGTTAACTAAGATCGCAGAGATAGAAGAAAAAGGTCAATTACTGCTTCCTAGTGTTGAATGATACAGCTCAAAATGGAGCTGGTTGATTTAATAGATATTTATAGATAAATAGTCCCCATATTATTGTATTCGTTAAAGCCTCATTATGACCGGGAGTGGAATAAAACAAATGAAATATGGACAAAGAACTCAAACACCTAAAACTCAATATCAGCCAGATAGCGGCACTTTCTGGTGTCCATCGGCAAACTGCTTCCGCTCGTCTTAATCATTTAGAGCCTGTTGCAGGCAATAGCTCAAATCTAAAACTCTACGCACTCACTGATATTTTATCTGAAATGATGAAGGCGCCAGCCCCTGTCGATAATCAGGAAATGTTACCTCAAGATCGGAAAGCGTGGTATCAGTCTGAGCGGGAGCGTTTGAAGTTTGAACAAGAAGTGGGGGAGTTATTGTCTGCCTCAGACGTTGCACGAGAATATTCAGCACTGGCTAAAGCGATGGTACAAGTGTTGGAAACGTTACCTGACATATTAGAACGTGATTGTGCATTAACACCGACAGCCGTATCTCGTGTTCAAGGTATTATTGATGATCTTCGCGACCAGATAGCACATCAAGTCTTAAGTGATCAATCGGATGGTGAAGAGAGCGATGAGGATGAGTTATGACAGCAACAGTGTCAGCAACCACATTAAGAAAAAATGTGGCACAACTCATTAAAGCACCGAGGCGAATGCCGGTTGCGGATGCTGTGGCAAAATATATGCGCGTGCCTGTGGGAGCGGGTAACTCTGTTCCTTGGGACCCAGCAGTATCCCCTTACATTGTTGAACCTATGAATTGTTTATCGTCACGGCTCTATGATGCAGTGATATTCGTGGGGCCTGCGAGAACAGGAAAGACAGTTGGGTTAATTGATGGGTGGGTAATTTACAATATTGTGTGTGATCCGTCGGATATGTTGCTGGTGCAAATGACGCAAGACAAAGCACAAGAGCACAGTAAAAAACGGCTTTCTCGTACCTTTCGTTGCAGTCCTGAAGTCAGTAAGCAACTCAGTCCTCGTCGTAACGATAATAACGTGTTTGATAAATACTTTTTATCCGGTAGTTTTTTAAAAATGGGGTGGCCATCAATTAATGTGATGTCCTCATCTGACTTTAAATGTGTGGCACTTACCGATTATGACCGTTTTCCCGAAGATATTGACGGTGAAGGGGATGGCTTTTCTTTAGCCTCAAAACGGACAACCACTTTTATGTCAGCGGGTATGACGCTGGTGGAAAGCTCTCCGGGGCGTGATATCACCGATACTAAATGGAGTCGATTATCACCTCATGAAGCCCCACCAACAACTGGAATTTTATCGCTTTATAATCGGGGTGATCGCCGTCGCTGGTACTGGCAATGCCCTCACTGTCACGAATATTTTCAGCCTATTTATGATGCGGTGAAGGGATATCGTGATAATCCTGATCCCGTAGAAGCAAGTGAATCTGCGTATGTGGAATGTCAACACTGTTTAGGTCGTATCGAACCCCATCAAAAACGGGAACTCAATAATAAAGGGGTGTGGTTGATTGAAGGGCAGTCCATTGATAAGCAAGGGAAGATCTCAGGCACAGGGCGTCGTTCGCGTATTGCCTCTTTTTGGATGGAAGGACCTGCTGCTGCTTATCAAACGTTGTCTCAGTTAGTTTATAAATTACTGACTGCAGAACAAGAATACGAATTAACCGGCAGTGAAGAAACCCTAAAAGCGGTCACCAATACAGACTGGGGCTTGCCTTATTTACCGCGCACAGCACAAGAGCAACGTCGGAGCGATGAATTAATCAATCGTGTTGAAGACTTAGGCGAATTGATTGTTCCTGATGGCGTACGATTCTTGGTTGCCACAGTTGACGTACAGGGCGGTAAAAAACGACGCTTTGTGGTTCAGGTGGTCGGTTATGGTGAAAAAGGCGAACGCTGGGTGATTGACCGCTTTGAAATCACCCAATCCCTACGTTATGACAACAACGGTGAATGCCGTCGAATTGATCCGGGCTCTTATCCTGAGGATTGGCAAGTATTAATCACGGATGTATTAGAGAAAACCTATCCATTGCAACATTATCCTCACCATGAAATGGAAATCATGATGTTGGGCGTGGACTCTGGTGGTGAAGATGGCGTTACTGATAATGCTTATAAATTTTGGCGTCGCTGTCGAAAAGAGGGATTACACCGTAAAGTCTATCTCTTTAAGGGTGACGGGCATAAGCGCAGTAAGTTAATTACTAAATCATTCCCTGATAACACCAGTCGTTCTGAACGGCGCGCCCAAGCGAAAGGAGATGTGCCTCTTTATTTACTGCAAACGGATCAACTCAAAGACCGGATCAGTTCTGCGTTATCGCGCGATACCGTCGGACCTAATTATATTCATTTCCCTGATTGGCTGGATGAATCGTTCTATGACGAGTTGACGTATGAAGAGCGTGATGAAAAAGGGCATTGGGAAAAGCCGGGTCGAGGTGCTAATGAGGCATTTGACCTGATGGTTTACGCCCATGCCTTGGTGATATTAAAAGGGTACGAGAATATTAATTGGGAAAAACCGCCTAAATGGGCGAGATTGCCTGATGTAATGCTTTCCTCATCCCCGCCAATTGCCGATATCGCCACAGAGCCTGAAATAAAACCCTCACCCGAAACCCAAAAACAGGAAACGCCTGCGGTATCTGCATGGGCACCGGTATCAAACAGCGGAGGCTGGATATGACGAAAGAAGAAATTGAACACATGATTGAGCAATACCGTTTAGCGGAAGAGGCGGTATTAAAAGGCAAATCCATCACTTTTAATGGGCAAGCCATGACAATGGAAAATCTCAACGAGATCATAAAAGGTCGTGAGCGTTGGGAATCTCGTTTGTCGGCGTTGATATCGAGAAAACGAGGTAATCCAATGTATAAATTAGCGAGGTTTAGATGACATTATTAGACAGCGCCATTGGTTATTTCGCCCCAAACTGGCAAGCCTCACGCCTCCGCTCTCGATTACAAATTAAAGCTTATGAAGCCGTTTTACCCACTCGTACTCATCCCGCTAAACGTGAAAATCGCAATGGTAACCAGCTAACTCAATTCGGTGGGGCATCATTACGGGAGCAAGCGCGGTGGCTAGATAACAATCATGATATCTCTATCGGCATTCTCGACAAGATGGAAGAACGCATTGTCGGGGCAAAGGGCATTATTGTTGAGCCTCAGCCCTTAGATGGCGCAGGGCAAATCCATGAGGATTTAGCGTCGCAAATTCGTCAAGCCTGGGCGGAATGGTCCGTGTTACCCGAAGTGACAGGGCAATTTAGTCGCCCTGTATTAGAACGTTTATTGGTGAGAACGTGGCTACGTGATGGTGAAGTCTTTGCTCAGCTCGTCAAAGGTAAAGCCAAGGGGCTAGATCCTCAAGCCAATATCTATTTTTGGCTCGAAGCCTTAGAGCCTGACTTTGTGCCTATTCACATGAATATGCCAGAAAGTAAGATTATCCAAGGCATTAAGTTCAATGAGTGGGGGCGACCCACAGGGTATCAGGTATATAAAAACCTCCCCCAATTCAGTGCCAATTTGGGGGATATCAAAACCATCGATGCTGAAAATATGTTGCACCTGAAATTCACTCGTCGGCTTCATCAAGCGCGGGGTGTCAGTTTGTTTTCGGGGATTTTAATGCGCTTAAGTGCGTTAAAAGATTACGAAGATGCAGAATTAACCTCCGCACGTATTGCAGCTTCATTGGGGATGTACATCAAAAAAGGGGATGCCGGCTCTTTCCCTGAGGGTGAATACGACGAAGATGAACAACGTAACATCGATATTCAGCCGGGCATGATTTACGACGGTTTAAAGCCGGGTGAAGAAGTGGGCATGATCAAATCAGACCGCCCCAACCCTAATCTACAAACCTTTCGCAATGGGCAATTACGTGCGGTTTCTGCGGGTAGTCGGGGCAGTTATTCCAGTATCGCCCGTGACTATAACGGCACATATAGCGCTCAACGACAAGAGCTGGTGGAGTCATTTGAAGGCTATAACATTTTTCAAGACACCTTTGTGGCGGGCATTAGCCGTCCGATGTATCGCAATTGGTTAAAAATGGCGATAGCCAGTGGTGTGGTCGCCGTGCCACCTGATGTTGACCCTAAATCCCTGTTTAATGCGGTTTACAGTGGACCTGTGATGCCGTGGATTGATCCGAAAAAAGAGTCTGAGGCATGGAAAACCTTATTACGGGGTGGTGCGTCAACAGAAAGTGACTGGATACGCGCTAAAGGGGGCAACCCTGCGGATGTGAAACGTCGTCGTAAAACCGAAATTGACGAAAATAAACGATTAGGACTGGTATTTGATACTGATCCTGCTAATGACAAAGGGGCACAAGATGCTAAACAACAAGAACCTGATAACGATGCCTAAAATGTCGGGGCCAGTAACTCAAAAAAACTGGTTTCGCATGCAGGCTAAAGAAGACCAAACTGCCGATATCTATATTTATGATGAGATCGGTGGGTGGGGAATTAGCGCAAGACGCTTTACGGAAGATTTACTCTCGCTGGGTAATCTCAGTCATATCAATCTGCATATTCACTCTCCCGGTGGTGAGGTGTTTGATGGTATCGCCATTTATAACCAACTTAAAAACCATTCCGCAACAATCACGGTTTATATCGATGGATTAGCGGCTTCAATGGCATCAGTCATTGCGATGGTGGGTGATACGGTCATTATGCCGAAAAATGCCATGATGATGATCCACAAACCGTGGGGCGTTTCATGGGGGGATGCGAATGATATGCGTGAATATGCTGACTTGCTCGATAAGTTAGAAAACGTACTCATTCCTGCTTATGTGGCTAAAACAGGAAAAACAACAGAAGAAATTACTGCCATGTTAGAGCAGGAAACATGGCTGGATGGTGACGAGTGTGTTGAACACGGTTTCGCCGATAAAGTGATTGAGCCAGTAAAAGCAATGGCAAGTCTTACATCTAAACGAATTGAGGAATTTTCATCTATGCCAAGTGCAATTAAAAATCAAATTACCCCTAAAAACACCACGAGTCCTACACAACCTCATCCAACTCCAGTGCCAGCACCGGAGCCACAACCTAGCGCCACCTATACTGACGAGCAAGCGCGATTAAATGGGATTAAAGATTTATTTGCCATGTTCGGTGGGCGTCACAATGATTTGATGATCACTTGTTTAGCGGATGCGAGCTGTTCTATTGAGAAAGCGCGTGAGCAATTACTCAATACCGTTGCACAACAACAAAATCCTGAGCCATCCAATAAAGGTAATGCGCATATTTACGCAGGAAACGGCAATATTGTGGGTGACAGTGTGCGTGCCTCTGTGATGGCGCGTGCGGGTTATCAGGAGTATGAAAAAGATAACGTCTTTAATAGCATGACATTGCGTGAGTTAGCACGCGCATCACTGACGGAGCGTGGTATTGGTGTGGCTACGTATAATCCAATGCAAATGATTGGTATGGCGTTTACGCATAGCACCTCTGATTTCGGTAATATCCTGCTGGATGTCGCGAATAAAGCGATTTTACTGGGTTGGGAAGAAAATGACGAAACCTTTGAAAAATGGACGAAAAAAGGACAACTTAGTGACTTTAAAACCGCACATCGTGTGGGATTAGGGGCATTCCCTTCCTTACGTAAAGTGCGTGAAGGTGCTGAGTATAAGTACGTTACGCTTGATGATAAAGGCGAAACCATCGCGCTGGCGACCTACGGTGAGTTATTTAGTATTACCCGTCAAGCTATCATCAATGATGATATGAATATGCTGACGGATGTGCCCATGAAGTTCGGTCGTGCAGCGAAAGCGACAGTCGGCGATTTGGTGTATGCGGTGCTTATCGACAATGAAAAAATGAGCGATAAAAAAGCACTATTTAGTGCCGATCATAAAAACATGATCACCGGCGGGATGGATGTGGAAACCATCAGTGCAGGTCGTACTGCGATGCGTCAACAAAAAGAAGGCGAACGCTCATTAAATATTCGTCCCGCGTTTATGTTGGTACCGACCACACTGGAAACACAAGCTATCCAAGTGGTTAAATCAGGCAGTGTGAAAGGCGCTGATGTTAATGCCAATATTATTAACCCAGTGCGTGATTTAGCGGAAATTATCGCCGAACCTCGTTTAGATGATGCGAGTGAAAAAGATTGGTATATGGCCTCACGTCAAGGTAGCGACACCATTGAGGTGGCGTACTTAAACGGAATCGATGTGCCGTATATTGACCAACTTGAAGGTTTTACCTCAGACGGTGTTACCACAAAAGTGCGTATTGATGCGGGTGTAGCGCCAGTTGATTATCGCGGTCTGCTGAAAGTAACTGGTAAGTAGGACGTCTTTTTTCTTCGTTTTATCCTGATGCCCTGATGGGCTTTTTTTATATCTAAAATCCGGTGTTTCGGCATCGGAAGGAGTTTTTATGGCTAAAAATTATGTACAACAGGGTGGCACAATTGCTCTGGTTAATAGCACAAAAGAGATCATTAAAAGTGGTCAACTGGTGCACGTTGGCACTATTGCTTGTGTTGCGATCACGGATATTCAACCTAACGAAACCGGTGATGGTTTTGCTGAAGGTGTTTTCTTACTGAACAAGAAAGCGGGAATTGCCTTAAAAGCCGGCACTACGGCGTCCGTTAAAGACAATGTCGTGGTGGATACAGGTGGCACACCTGCAGGTATTGTTTGGGATGATGCGGATGCATCGAGTGAAAATGTCACAGTTAAGCTTAATGTGTTCGCACCAGCGGGTACGCCATAAGGTAGGAAACGATGAATCCATTTGAACGGTTGGTAAAAAGAATGGATAACGTGACCGAAGAACGGATGGGGATCCCCATCCGTATAAATGGTGTTTTTTATCAAGCACTCGAATCTCACTTTATCCCTGAATTGGGAACGATGAGTGGTGACGGGGTGAGTTATGTTATTTTTTCGTCAACCTATCAACCTGACCGTAAGGATACTGTTGAAATTGATGGCAAAACTTACCAAATCACGCGATATCAAAAGTTTAATGGTAAACCCCATATTTGGATTAAATAGGTGGGTGATATGAAAGGATTAGAGCAAGCCATTAAAAACCTGAATAGCATTAATGATGAAATGGTACCAAAAGCGACGGCAATGGCGATCAACCGTGTTGCTCGCCGTGTCATTAGCCATAGTGTTAAACGGGTTTCATCTGAAACCAAAGTGCCTCAACGCCTGATCCGTCAACGTGTTCGACTTAGTCGAGCGAGCAGTCGCTATAAAACGCCTCGTGCTAGATTAGTGATAAACCGGGGTAATTTACCCGCCATTGCTTTGGGTAGTGCTCGCGTTCAACTATCAAGAAAACGAGGTAATCAGAAAGGAGCAGGGAGTGTGTTGAAAGTGGGCAAATTTTCTTTTCCTCATGCTTTTATTCAACAGCTCGATAATGGACGCTGGCACATTCTTCAGCGAGTTGGGGAAAGTCGTTATCCCATCGAAGTAGTTAAAATACCACTCGTCACATCGTTAACAACAGCTTACACCGAAGAGTCAGAAAAGTTGATTCAATCTGATATGCCTAAAGAAATGGCATCGGCTTTAAAGCAACAATTACGGCTTTATATAAAAGGGAGGGTTTGGTGATTAAACACACACAGATCCGACACGCAATTAAAGAGGCGATTGAGCCTCATGCTAATGGGGCGACAGTATTTGATGGTCGCCCTTTTTTTGTGGATGAAAACGAATTCCCAGCGATTGCTGTGTATATCACCGATGCTATTTCAACAGGTGAAAACCTCGATGAAGACAGCTGGCAAGCGATTGTTCACATAGAAGTTTTTCTTAGTGCGAATAGCCCTGATGCTGAATTAGATAAATGGGTTGAAGCTGTGATTTATCCCGCACTGACCTCCATTCCCGCACTGTCCGATCTTATCGAAAATATGACCCCTAATGGCTACGACTACCATCGTGATGAAGAAATGGGGTTATGGGGTTCAGTCGATCTCAATTATCAAATTAGTTACTCAATGTAAAAGGAATCATTATGCCTACACCAAACCCATTGGCACCCGTAAAAGGTGCTGGTACCACGCTTTGGATTTATAGCGGTACCGAAGATCCATTAAAAGCGCCGTTTGATGATACAGATTGGACGCGACTGGCGAAAATTAAAGAGTTACAGCCGGGTGAAATTACCGCAGATAGTTATGACGATACCTATCTTGACGATGAAGATGCAGATTGGAAAGCGACTGCTCAGGGGGAAAAATCAGCAGGTGAAGCCAATATTACGTTGGCATGGAAACCGGGTGAACAAGGGCAAAAAGATCTGGTTGATTGGTTCCAGCTGGGTGATGTTCGTCACTATCGCATTCGTTATCCGAATGGGGCGGTTGATATTTATCGTGGCTGGGTTAGTTCGCTTGGAAAAACAGTGCTCGCAAAAGAAGTAATCACCCGCACGATTAAGATCACTAATAGTGGTCGTCCAGCTCTTGCTGAAGAAATTAAATCAGCGTCAGAGCAAGGAAAAAGTGCGCCCGTTATTAAAAAAGACAATGAATAAAAGGTAACAGTATGTTTTTAAAGAAAAAAGAGTTTGCTTATGGTGGTAATTCTGTTGTGTTATATGAATTATCAGCACTACAACGCATTGAATACTTTGATTTTTTAGTCGAGCAAGCAGAAAAAAACGACGATATTGAAAAAGTAGAAGGTGTTAAAAAAACCGCCCTGATTATTCGTGCAAACACAGAATCGAATGCCTGGTTAGTGTCTCGTTCATTAGCGCACGGTGGATCAGATGATGTTGAACAAATTTATAATGATGTTCTTTCTACATGGAATCCTGAAGCACTCGGTCTCGCAGCTAAAGAGGTGCTGGTGATTAGCGGAATGGCGCAAACTGAAAACACGGAAAATGAAAATATTCACAGTGATGCACAGGAAGAGTCACTGGAAAAGTAGTCGCCCGTGAACATCAATTTATCCTGCGTTTGTCACATGAATTTAAACGTGCTGATTGGCGCAGGATGCTCAGCGAAATGACAGCGACTGAACTCGCTGATTGGTTACACTTCTTTAATGAAACTCCCTTCACCCTCCAACTCATTGATCATGCTTTTTCTGGACTTAACTTCACTGTCGTCAGTGTTTTTGGTGGCAGTGATAATTTATCGCCAGAGGATTTTAGCGTGTTGTTACGAAAACCCGCTGTTGATATGGACGATGAAACCATGATGGCGGTCAGTGAAGGGATAGCGGGCGGAGTACGATATGAGCCAACAAATAGCCGATCTCACGATTAACTTAGGCGCTGAGACAGCCGATTTCAGCCAGCAAATGGGGCGTGTTGAACGTCAACTGCAAGAAACCGCAGAAAAAGCCGAAGCCAGTCAACGACGCATGGCTCAACTGGTTGAACAGCAAGCGCAATCTGCTCGCAGTTCTGCAGAGAGTACTGCGCAATCTCTTCAAGAACTTAACAATCAACAAGAAATTTCTCAGCAACAACGAGCGGATTATTATCAGCGGATCGCACAGGAAGAAGCGCGTGCAGCTATTGAGTCACGCAAACAAGCCGATGCTTTTTTAGAGCAAGCTCAAAGTGTTGGGCAAACGAGAAATGCACTCGAACAACTCACAGAAGTTTTAAATAAATCAACAAAGGCTTATGACAAGCTCAAAATTACGAGTGAGCAATTTGCTGAAATTCAAAATGTCACTAAATCAAGAATAAGGGCAATACAAGATCAGCAAGACGCGAATACTGAGAGATATTATAAACAAATTGAAGCCGTTAAAGGCCTATCCGGCAGTGAATCGGCATTAAGAGCGATTCAGGCTCAGTTAAACCAAGAAGTGAAAAAAGGCACTATCCATCAGCGCGATTATCAGGTACTTATTTCTGCCATTACTTCAGAGTCAATGAAGTTACGCCGAGAAGAAGAGTCTCTGACGCAACAAAAAACACGATTTATTCAGCGATTAAAAGAGCAGGTCGCTACTCAAAATTTAAGCCGTGAACAGATGTTGCGTTATCAGGCTTCTCAGTTGGGCGTCAGTTCTTCAGCCGAAATTTATATTCGTCGATTGTCTGAGTCGAGCAAAGAAACCAAAGAATTTGATAAAAATAGCAAGTCATTATCTGGTCGCCTTCAGGGCATTGCCAACTCCTTTAATATGGGCTCGCTGGTTCGTGGTGGTATTTGGGGTGGAATTACTGCGGGGTTAACGGGCGTTGCCAAATTAGCTTATGATGCAGAAAGAGAATTTTCTCAATTTAATAAACAACTGATTTTAACCGGTAACTACGCCAATAAGTCTGCAAGCCAATTAAATGAAATGGCACGGACACTGGCTGGTGGCGGTATTACGCGTGGTGAAATGGCATCATCCATTTCGAGTGTTGTCGGTACAGGCGTATTTTCAAATAATGAGATTTCCCGTGTTTCAAAAGCGGCCGCACAGATGAATTACATCACAGGGCAGGCGATTGATACCACGATTGATCAGTTTAAGCGCTTGCAAGATGAACCGCTTCAAATGTCGCTTGAATTAGAAAAAGCGAATCACCACCTCACAGCAGCTCAATTAGAGCAAATCAGAACGCTCGAATTACAAGGTAATAAAACTGAAGCAGCACGATTAGCAATTGATGCTTATGCGCAATCTATCAATGATGGTGCTAATGATATTGTTGAAAATCTTGGTTTTTTAGAGTCTGCATGGAAGGGGGTTCAGGACGCAGCCAAAAAAAGCTGGGATGCGATGCTTAATATTGGGCGAACAAAAGACCTAAAGCAACAGATTAACGAATATGAGCAAATGCTAGTTGAGTTCCAAATAAACCCCGCATCGAAAGGTATTTTCTTTGCTGAAACAAATATGACACCAGATGAGCTAAAAGCTAAGGTAGCTGAACTCAAAGAAAAACTAGCTGATGCTGATCTTGAAAAGGCTCAGGCTCAAGCAGTGAAAAACAATGAGCAATTAGAAGTAAATAAATTAAGGATAAGAGATGAATTAGAGAATAGATATGCAGATCGAGAAATTAGAAGGAATAAAGAACTAGCTAAATTAGAAGCCCAAAAATGGGCGCTAAGCGCTGAAGAATTTAAAAAATATGAAACAGAAATAAATCGCCGTTGGAAGGATCATAGGCCGCTACAACCACCAAAAATAAAACCTTATAAAGTTTCTGCTGGTGATCGTGAAGAAGAAAAAGCCTCTCGTGATTTATTGGCATTACAGGCTCAATTGGAAGTTCTTAAGAAGCATCAGGGTGCTAATGATGTTATTAGCCAACAACGCAAAGATCTTCAAAAAGAGCAGGCACAATTTGCAATTTTAGAAGAAGCACAATTGACGCGTCGATTAACTAGCGCGGAAAAGTCTTTACTATCAAATAAAGAAAATATTCTTGCTCAAAAGGAAAAACTTGCATTAGTGGGTGATGAAGTTGCTTTGCAAGAGCGCTTAAATAAGATGCAAGATCAGGCTGATAAATATATTGCTCAACAATCGGAAAAACGTAAAGCGATTGAAGAAAGTATGGGTAAATCAGCAAGAGAGCAACAACGGTACTTAGAGCGCGCTCAATTGCTTGCTGGACAAAAAGACAGTCCGCATCTGAATAATATGTTAGCCGAGCAACAAAAAACCTATGAAGTTGAAGATCAGAAACGGGCAGATTGGTTAGCGGGCGCCCAAACAGCATGGGGTAATTATAAAGACACAGCACTTGATGTTAACTCTCAAGTACAAAATGCAACATCGATGGCGCTTAATGGGTTTAGTAGCCAGTTAACCAACGTATTATTTGAAGGTGAAGCCAATTTCAAAGACTTTACAAAATCCATTCTCAAAATGCTAACGGATATTTTAATTAAAATGTCATTAGTTAAAGGAATAGAGGCGATGGGCTTTGGTTTTGGTGCGCCAGTTGCGAATGCGGACGGCGGAGTTTACAACTCAGCCAGTCTAAGTGCTTACAGTGGGCAGATCGTGCATAAGCCCACCATGTTTGCTTTTGCAAAAGGTGCAGGCTTGATGGGAGAGGCGGGACCTGAAGGGATATTTCCTTTGCGTCGTGGAGCTGATGGAAAGCTAGGTGTTATCGCTAAAATGCCCAATCAAGGATCGGGAGTTACTCAGCATTATCATATTAATATTCAAAATGATGGCAGCAATGGACAGATAGGCCCTGAGGCATTGAAAAAGGTTTATGAAATCAGCAAGCGAGGCGCTCAGGACTATATTATGAGCCAGCGCCGTGATGGTGGAGCTATGTAATGGAAATATTTAAGTGGAAAGTCAAACCTGATATGAAAAAGGAGTTTGAGCCTCGAGTAAAATCAGTGAAATTTGGCGACGGCTATGAACAGCGTCGCCCTGACGGTATTAATAATAATCTAAAAAAATACAATGTAACGCTGATCTATATAAATAGTGAAGGATTGCCGATTGAATCATTTTTAGAAAAACATGCTGGTGTTACTGCATTTTTATGGAAACCACCTCATCAATCAGAATTAATTAAGGTACTATGTCGAAAATGGTCGTCTTCAGTAGGGATGATTAGAACTGAAGTAATGGCTGAATTTGAACAGGTTTTATTTTAATTGAAATCGTTTATTTACATCTTGCATCAACGAGGATGATATGAAAAAACTATTAGTTGTAATCTTTTTACTACTAATCACTTCGAGTAACGTTATCGCTGGGTGGGAGTACAGTGAGCGCGTAGATAAAATGAGAGGGAAAACAATCTATTTTGCCACTCTTGAAAGTGAAACTGCAGATAATGGAGATAAAATAGGATTATTAATTCTTAGCAGAGATAATAAAAGTGCTAATTCTTTGAGTGTTGTGGTGTCTGGTGATGAATTTGATTGTCGTGTAGATAGCCTGTGCTCAGGGTATATTAAGTACGATGACGGTAAGGTAATTGATCTTCCATTTACCGTAAAGAGGAATAATAAAAATGTCGCTGAAATTATATATTTTGAATCTACTGTAGATACAATTAGGAAAGCTAGTCATGTATTTATTGAATTACCACTAAAAAGAAAAGGCTCGTCTCAGTATGAATTAAATCCTCAAGGACTAACTTTTATAGGCTATCCACAAAAAAAAGATTTTATAAATGCAATATCTGGGTTTTATTTTGATTCACAATATAATGATTATTATAAGAGATCATTATCTAATATAAAAAAAGAGAATGGATTATCCTGCGTAGATGCGACATTAGAATCGAGTGTTATTTTAGGTGTAAAACCTAATAGCTTGGAATTGTGTTTTTTAGATGGTTATTTAATTACAGCGAGCTTAACACTTCCTTATTCAAAAAAATTAAAAAGCAACTTAATCAATGTAATCAATAAAGATAGAAATGTTAGTGATGAGGATAAAGCTACAGATGAATATTCATTATGGATGTCCGATTACTACTCTTCTATATCTTCAATATTTATGACGGGAAAAGATAAAGTAATTAAAATAACAATGATTTATCAGGTTAACGCTAATCTTGTTAAAGTTACAGAGCATGAGTAACGATTAATTAATCATCTTTTATTTACGTGTAGTTAAAGCTAATATAAAAATAAATCAGTTTAATATTAGGGTAAGCGATGAAAGGTTTTGGAAGGATTTTATTAATTGTCGGCATTATAGCAGCATTTGCTGCTTTCAATATGGATGTTAGCGTTCCCACTGGCTATGGAGCACGCGTAAATAACATTGGGTTAATGTCAGATAAGCAAAATTATATTTTAATTAGCTGTTTTATGATTTTTTGTGGGTTAATTATGGTGGTGTTTAGTGGTCGAAAGCAACAGCCTCATGACACAGCTAATTCTACAAGTGTGTTATATGTAAGATGTCCATACTGTGCTGAAGATATACACCCAGAAGCTATAAAATGTAAACATTGTGGAAGTGACTTATTAAGTAAAAAGAAGGATGAAAAAAGTATTGCTACAGTCTCTCCTTCAGAGGTTGTTATCAAATTAAAAGATAACTATATGATAGATGAGGATGGTGTTGAGAAATTTGTTTCTTTCCTTTCTGAAAAATACAATAACGATAAGGAATTATTGAGTTTATCTGAAAGTGATATTAATAAAATGATGGAAGCTATCCCAGAAGAAGTTCATGAATCATTTAAGAGAAAAGTAAAACATTTTATTCATGAATTAAATAAGTAGTCTCAATCTGTCAATTATGACCCGCTTCGGCGGGTTTTTTATTTGGAGCTAATATGCAACATATTCCTCCTGAAATGCGAATTAGTGTTACCGAACTCTCCTCCACTGATGCTTTGCTTGAACTTTACGAATTTGATTTAACCAAAATAGGCGGTATTCGGTACCGCTTTTTTGATGGACTCAATCAGCGTAAAGAGCCGTTAATCTGGCAAGGAAATACCTATGAGCCTTACCCCGTGAAAGGTGAGGGGTTTTCTTTTAATGGCAAAGGGCCATCAGGGCGACCCACTATTACATTGTCGAATTTATTCGGGCTGATTACCGGTATTGCCAGTCAGTTAGATAGTGCAATTGGTGGGCTGGTGGTACGTCGCATTGTCAGCACCCAATTTTTAGATGCGGTAAATTTTCCTCAAGGCAATCCTAACGCTGACCCTTCACAAGAGATTGTGACACGCTGGATCATTGAGCAGATGACCAGTTTAAATTCAGTAACCGCTACCTTTATGTTGGCGACACCCAGTGAAACCGACGGATTGATGCTTCCTGGTCGCGTTATTTTGTCGGATATCTGTCCTTGGGGATATCGCTCTGAAGAGTGCGGGTATAAAGGGCCTCCTGTTGCTGATGAATGGGGGAAGCCGACCACTGATCCATTAAAAGACAAATGTGGTAAACGTCTTAGTGATTGTAAGTTACGAAAAAACGAATCCCGCATAGGGGCATTTGTCTCGACTTCCCGAATTGGTAATAGTTAATTCCCTCCGAAGGTGTTTCTTATGATTGAACAAGCAATTTTGGCGCATGCGAAAGAACAAGCGCCCTTGGAGGCGTGTGGTTTATTGATAAGTACCGCGCAGGGTGAACAGTATTTGCCTTGTGTTAATCAGCACGCTGATCCGAAAAACCACTTCACGATTTCTTTTGATGATTTTACTCGTGCTGAACAACAGGGCGAGGTGATTGCGGTTGTGCACAGTCATCCTGACGGTCAGCATTATCTCAGTTCCTTAGATCGGCAACTGCAGGTGAACAGCGCATTGCCGTGGTGGGTGGTCTGTGATGAAAAAATTCACTGCTATCAACCAGTTCCTCATCTATTAGGTCGCCAATTTATTCATGGCTCAACAGACTGTTATGGGTTGTTTCGAGATGCTTACCATTTAGCAGGACATGATCTGCCTGATTTTGAGCGTCACGATAATTGGTGGCGCCAAGGCAAAGAACTGTACCTCGATAACATGGTGAGCAGTGGTTTTCGGCAGGTAAAAAGAGAAGCCCAGCCGGGAGATATTATTTTGTGTTGTTATGCCAGCTCTCGCGCTAATCACGCAGGGATCTATTTAGGCAACCAAACGATTTTGCATCACATTCCAAACCAACTGAGCAAACGCGAGGAGTATAACGAACGATGGCAACGAATGACTCACTCAATCTGGCGTTACCGCGATTGGCAACCTTCCGACTTTACGGGAATTTGCAACGATTTGGACGTCGCTTTGATTTAAATGTAAGTACCGCTTCTGAAGGGCTTCACGCGCTTTTTATTCAAATTCCAGCTTTACGTTTAGCGATTCGTGATGGTTGGTATCAAGTCCGCATTGCCGGTACCGATATTTCCCCGCAAGAAATTAACCAAAAATTCAATGAAACCTTACCGGATAACGCGGTCGTTCATATTGTGCCTAAATTATCAGGCGCTAAAAATGTCGGCGTTTTTCAGTTTGTTGCGGGTGCTGCTTTATTTTCTTTGGGATGGTGGGGGCCTGCGTGGATTTCCGCAACAGTGGCCACTTCCTTAATGGCGGGTGGTGCTGCAATGATGATTGGGGGTGTCGCCCAAATGCTGATCCCTTCCCCTAAGCCACCTAATTTATCTCGTGGTGATGAAGAAAAAGGCAATACCTATTTTAGTAATCTTGATAACGCGGTTGCTCAAGGAATGCCAGTTCCCATTGCTTATGGCGAAATCATGTGTGGTTCACGGGTTATTTCACAATCTGTTGAAATTATGGATGACAGTGACGGTGAAGATATCGATGCCGGCAAACACGGTGGTTAAGAGGAGTTTGTATTATGGGTAAAGGTGGTGGTGGTCAAAAAACACCGTATGAGGCACCAAACGATTTAACATCACGCCAAAAAGCCTCATTAATTGATTTAATCAGTGAAGGCCCAATCGAAGGGCCGATCCATGTTCAAGGCTCAATGGATGATTTAGGGTGTATTTATTTAGATGATACACCGGTGATAGACGGTTCTGGCAATAGCACCATTAATGGGATGTATGCACAATGGCGGGCGGGTACATTAGAACAACCGGCGATGAGTGGCTTTACGGCATCTGCGAATGAAGTGCCAGTAGGGATTGAGGTTAAATATAATTCCCCCGTCACTCGTACCATCACTTCGCCTAATATTGACCGTTTACGCCTGACTTTTGGTACACAAGCACTGGTTGAAACCAAAGATAATGGTGATCGTGTACCCACTTCTGTTCAATTACAAATCCAAGTTCAGCGCAACGGGGCGTGGATAACAGAGAAAAATGTCACGATTAATGGTAAACGCTCTAATTCGCCTTATTTAATGGCGGTTGTGTTGGATGATTTACCGCCCGTTCCGTTTAGTGTACGCATGATCCGTATCACTCAAGACAGCACCTCTGACAAAATTCAAAATAATACCGTTTGGTCGAGCTATTCTGAGTTAGTGGATATTTCACAAACTTATCCGGGGTCTGCTGTTGCGGGATTAATGTTTGATAGTGAACAGTTTGGTAATAAATTTCCTCGCCGTAATTATTTAATTAAAGGTCGTATTATTCAGGTGCCGAGTAATTATGATCCGGATAAACGGATTTACTCAGGTATTTGGGATGGTACTTTTAAACCGGCATTTACCAATAACCCAGCATGGATATTATGGGATTTATTAACCCATCCGCGTTATGGCATGGGGAAGCGACTCAACATCAGTGAGGTCGATAAATTCGCTCTTTATGCAATCGGTCGTTATTGTGATGAGCAGGTTGATGATGGGTTCGGTGGAAAAGAGCCCCGCATGACGTGCAATGCCTACATTACGGATATGCGCAAGGCCTATGATGTCATGGGCGATATGTGTGCCATGATGCGCATTATGCCGGTTTGGAACGGACGAACATTAACTTTTATTCAAGACCGACCGTCTGATGTGGTGTGGCCTTATACTAACGCCAACGTGATTGATGGTAACTTTCAGTATAGTTTTAGTGCATTAAAATCGCGTCATACTGCTGTCGAGGTTCGCTTTATTGATCCCGATAATGGCTGGAAAACCAGTGTCGAGTTGGTTGAGGATGATGCCAGCATTGCCCGCTTTGGGCGTAATGTAATGCGTGTGGATGCTTTTGGTTGCACTAGCAGAGGACAAGCCCATCGTCATGGTCTTTGGTTATTAACGACTGAAAAATTAGAGACACAGACGGTTGAGTTTACTGTCGGCAGTGAAGGTTTACGCCATATGCCGGGTGATATTATCGAAATTGCCGATAACTATTACGCGGACAATCAAATGGGTGGGCGTCTGACACACATTGATTATGCCTCTCAAACATTAACCTTAGATCGCAATATTGACACACCCAAAAGCGGTAAATCAAGCGTCACACTTATCAATGCACAAGGTGATCCGCAATCTTATGAAGTGCTGAACTATCCCGCATCCAATCAAATAAAGCTGGATACATTACCGTCAGGGTTACGAGAGGGAGGGATTTGGACATTAACGCTCCCATCTTTACGTCGTCGACTATTTCGTGCCATCAGCTTGGCAGACAACGGTGATGGCAGTTTTACCGTTATTGCTGTGCAACATATACCTGAAAAAGAGGCGATCGTTGATAAGGGTGCTAAGTTTGAGCCAAAACCCGATACACCATTAGGTGGGTTTATCCCACCGGTTGAAAATCTTTCTGTAGATATCGAATCGGACGCGAGCGCGTGGCAAGTTGAAGCCAGTTGGAATACGCCTTATTCCAGTCGAGGAGTCGATTTTTTATTAAAACTCACTACAGGTGATCGCATTGTCGGCACTGCGTCAACCACTGACACGATGTATCGTTTTGGTGGTTTACCTCAAGGAAATTATGTCTTATCCGTCGTCCCTCAGAACGATCGGAAACAAAAAGGCGATGTGGCCACAACCTCATTTGCCATTAACCCACCATTGCCACCGAGTTATATTGAAGTGGAGTCGGGTTATTTTAGCTTGGGGATTATTCCGCGTTCTAGTGGTCAAAATAGTCTACGTGCACAGTATGAGTTTTGGTTTTCAGAAAAACAGATCACGGATATTCGCGAAGTGGAAAGTCGTGCTGAATATTTAGGTGTCAGTACGATGTGGGTTATACAAGGGCGCAATCTAAAAGCAGGGCATACCTATTATATTTATGTTCGTAGTGTGAATGCCGTTGGAAAATCAGTATTTGTTGAAGCGAAAGGCGAGCCAGATAGTAACACCAAAGAAATACTTGATGAACTAGACGGCCAATTTATGACAACTGAGGCCGGAAAACAACTCAGTGAAAAATTAGATTGGAACGCCGAGACTGCGCTCATTCTTAGTAATGCAAGTCATCGTAATTTCAGACAGTTGTTAATAAAACATGCCGAATCACAAGCTGGTATTAGTGAGCTATGGCAAGTTCGTGCAACGGATAACGAAGCATGGGCACAGGAAGTTAAAGAAATTTACTCCGCGGTTGGTGATAACACGTCTGCAATTAAAGAAACTCAAACGTCAATTACCAAACTAGATGAGGCTTTTGGTCAGCGATTTACTGAAATTCGTACGGAAATGGATAAGGCTCAAGCCGATATCATTTCAAACTCTACTGCCATCTCTAACACAGATAAGGCTTTTACTGAAAACAAAACCCAAGTTCAGGCTAAGTTTGATGAACAGGAGGGAATGATACAGGAGAAAATGCAAGCCACCTTCAATCAGGCTGGTGACGGTGTTGTCACACACTCAATCAATATCACGATTGTTCATAACAACGTGAAATATAACGCAGCAGGTCAAATTATTAGCGCCCAAGTTAAGAATGGCAAGCTTGAATCATTCTTTGGTTATAACGCGAATAATTTCGCTTGGTACAACCCCGCAAATGGCAAGATGGAGTTATTCATGTATGCCAAAAATGGGCAGCTTTTTATCAAGGAGGCATTTTTAGATAAAGCGAATGTTCGTGAAATGGTGTTATCTGAAGCTATTAAATCCAAAGATTACGAGACGGGTAAAAACGGATTTAATATTGACGCCAATACCGGCAATGCTGAATTTAATAATGCGATATTTCGAGGAACTATCGATGGTGCGGATGGAAATTTCACAGGAACAGTTTACGCAGAAAGACTAATCGGTGATGTGTCAACTGGCTATGTTATGAAAGGGAGTAGTAATTCATTCACTACAGGCTCAGTTGAGCGGATAGAAACGTCATCTACAGTAATTTATAGTGGTGGCATGCCATACGATGTTCTCATAAGCATTCCGTTCGTATTAGTTAAGCATTCTTCATCAGATCTTCGTGGTGGCGGTATATATGTTAAAGTTGATGATGTTAAGACCACTCTTGACATAGCGCTTAGTGATAGTCGTGAGTTCAGTAAAGATGGGTTGTCATCATCAGGACAGTTTTCAGTCACTATACCCGCAGGAAAAAAAGACACTGTTGTTTCTGTCGTTGGTTATACAGATGGCGGTGGGAAAGTGGCAGTTAGATTAGTCGATTGCTTCATTGTAGCAAGCAAGAAAAATTCATCCTCATTTAAGGAAAAATAACCTCATGATATACACAATAGGCACAGTCTCTACTGTGTCAGGGTCTGCTATTGTCAAAGGCACTGGCACTAAATTTAAAAATAATAATCCAGCTATTAATATCGGGATGACTATTTTAATTAAATCGGGAACAACAAATATTCCGTATATGATTAAATCCGTTAATTCCGATACTGAATTAGTATTAGCACATCCAGCATTAGCCACAGCAACTAACACAGCATTCTCAATTCATATTACTGAGCCAGATAATAACAGCGACGCAGCTAGAACAATGGTCGCTATTAATAGCTACGTTGAGTATTTTCTTGACGCAATGAACACTTGGATGACTCAAACGGGCCAAACAAAAATTGAGATGCCGAATGGCGAAGTTGTTACCCTCGATAGCATTAAGAAGATGCAGGGGGATATTAAGAATAAGGCTGATTTAGCAAGCAAAGAATCACAGATATTCAAAGGTCAGGTTATTTCACACTCAGGTATATATAGCTTTGATGGAAGTAATTCCAAAACATACTTTGGTCTTTTAAGAGCCAACACGGGTGATCCGTTTGGTTTTTACTGTAGCTATGATGGTGCTGGGTATTCTGTTCGTTTCCCCGAAAGAAAAGGGGGGACACTTCTTGTTGCTGAACCTCAATACATAATTCATAAGAGTATAAATGACTGGGCTGGCATTCGACTTTACAAGGCTAATGGTGAGTACGGGTATATAGAAACAAACACTAGAGATAATGAAATATTCACAATTGGTTATAGAAATTCTAGTGATGTTAATCAGGCTGTTTTAGCTATCCCTAGAAAAAGTGGGACACTATTAGTTTCGGGCGATTATGGTATTGGTAATAGGGAGCCAACGTTAGCTGATTCTGTTAATCCAACTGACAATATAGATAACACTCAACTTATCCGTGCTTTTGGTGGTGGTAATTTACGCTGGGGAGTTGGTATGTTGGGGTTTTATTCAGGTAAATCAAATTGGGGAGCGTTTACATTTAATGACTCTACATTTAATGTGCATTGGGATATGAATGGAAAAGTATCTCAATATCATGTTTGGACAAGCAAAAATACAACTACAGATCCTCAAGGTTTCATCAAAAAAGCTTCCCCAATCATCGACATCAATCCCGATGGCACATTCACAACTAACGACGAATCAGAAGGCGCTACTGTTACTCGAGTAGCTCAGGGTGAATATCTCATCGAAGGCGTTTTAGGCTTTAACTCAGATGCAGGTTGGGGCGGTGTTGATGGCGGTATTGAAATTCCACTCGATGTTAATAAACAACCACTGATATGGGTTAACTCTGAAGTTAATAAAGATGGTTCGATTCTCGTTAAAACGTATCACCGAACTCATCCTAATGCGCCAGAGTTTGCCCGTAATGATATCGATGGTTTCAATGACGGGGATCCAATTGATATCCCTGATGGTCGTTTTATTTCCGTACGTGTACAGATGCCAGAGCAATCAATCTATAACGTGAGAATGCGTGAGATGGAAGAAGCGCAGAAAGCGGAAGAAGAACGCAGACAAAAAGAAGAGGAGATGAAAGCACAATTCGGGTTAGGTGAAAATGATGCACTACTATAGTGGGGCATTATAATGTAATGAATTTCATATTTTCACTATTGCATTATTGTTCATTTTTTTTATACTTTAATAGTAAGATTATTCATGTAAATATCATTAATAAATTGCCTTACCTTTCCCACTCCAAGAGTGGGATTTTTTTATTATCAATAAATTCTATCAAAGTCTTCATAATTACTATCAAAAAAACAATCGATACGTTCCGATTTGTTTAGAATTCTTTGACATTTTTTCAATACATTTGCATTCCTATCATGTATATTTTGGTATTGAATTTTTTCTTGGGGGGATAATTCTGAATAAATAACTCGTTCTTGACATCCAATTAAAAATAATGATGTTAGTAATAATAAATAATACTTCATATGCTTTTTGTTTTATAACTGTAAAGAAATATACTATTCTATTTAATTCTTATTTTTCAAGTGTTAATTATTAGATTTTTTGTTTTTTCTTAGTAGATGACTAAAAGCAAACAGGCTAGTTTATTTAATTACCCGTTTGCTTAAAATAACATTTTATACGTTAAATTTATTATATTTAGTTTAATTTAAATTTTTCTACAGCATATTGCAATTGTTCTGATTGCGTTTTTAACTCTAGTGCCTCAGTTGTTGATTTTTGTACAAGCGTTGCATTTTGATGAGTAACTTGGTCTATTTGGGTGATGGCTACACTTATTTGCTCAATACCTTGGCTTTGCTCATCAGAAGCAGAGGAGATTTCATTTATAAGATGACATACATTAGTGATAGCACTTATAATTTCATCAATTGTCTCTCCGGCTTCATTAATTAAATTAGAACCAGTGTTTACTTTATTTTCTGAGTTTTCTACCAGAACCTTAATTTCTTTTGATGCTTGGGCACTGCGACTAGCTAAATTACGTACTTCATCTGCCACAACAGCAAAACCGCGTCCTTGTTCTCCTGCTCTAGCTGCTTCAACCGCTGCATTAAGTGCCAGAATATTGGTTTGAAATGCAATGCTATTTATTACATTTGTTATTTGTGAGATTTGTTGTGAACTATGAGTTATTTCCGTCATTGTATTAATGATTTTATTCATTATATGACCCCCTTTTGTCGCGATATCGGTAGTGCTTTCAGCCAATCTCGTGGCTTCTTTTGCATTTTGGGAGTTTTGTTTTACTGTTGTCGTTAACTCTTCCATGCTTGCTGCTGTTTCTTCTAATGAGGCAGCCTGTTGTTCGGTACGAGATGCCAGATCGGTGCTTCCTTTAGTTATTTCATCTATACTGAAATGAACCGCGCTAGTATTAGCATGTACTGCATTTACAGTGTTTACTAATGATGCTTGCATTTCGTGTAAGCTAGTAGCTAGTTGTCCCATCTCATTACGGCCCGAAATGGTTATATTATTAGTAAGATCTCCATTCGCTATATTATGAATATGATACATAATAGATTTTAAAGGCTTTAATAAGAGGTGTTGTAAGCCAAACCAAACAATTATTAGGACTGTAATAATAACGATAGTAATTACACCAAGAATCCATTGCATTTGAATGAAGCTTTTATGATTTTCATCTTCAGCAATTTCTTGTAAAAGATTATTTTCATCTCTCCAGTTATTAAATGCCACCTCCATTTCATTTTGTATTTGTTGTGCTTCTAAATTACTATATGATTGGTAGTCATTTGAGCTTAGATATTCAATAGATAAATTCATCGTCTCATACATATTTTTCCACGTTTTTTTGATGTTATCGATCAATTCTGTTTGTTTTTTATTAATATCAGAAGATTGTAACCAAGATATATAATGAGATTCAGCTTCATTTAATGTGGTACGAGCAACGCCTAACATATCATTGATATCTATTATATGATTTGAGTCTTGTTGACTTTTGAGATACCTAATAGCAACTCTTGCTATAGTTAAACGTGTTTTTATTAGGGCATTAACACTGTCACTTAATTTTTGTTGTTGTTTATTTAAGTTTTCAAAATTTTGAAAGTTATGGAGATCTTTATTTATAATGGAATAAGAAAAACCAGCTGTGATTAGTTGTAATGCACAGAATATAGTTAAGGCAAAAATAATACTCTTAGTAATATTTAAATTATTTAACATTTTGATTACCCTGTTATAATTTCATGATGATACAATTATAACGGCTTATCTCAAATAACCTTTAATTTTAATACTCAATAAAATTATAACATTTTGATTTTTATAATGAAATAAAATCAATAAGTTTTTTAACACTTTTGAATTATTGTTTCTTATTTTTCTATTTAAATCGAGTAGTTACCTATATGCGTATAAAATATTTTATTAACTCATCATCTAAGATGAAAAATTCTTTATAATTAGTAACGTCTATTATATATGCTCATTATCTAGATATAAAAATTAAGAATATCGTTATCTAATTTTTAACTAATTAGTAGAATTGTTTTTAAATCTAATTAATACTTTTCTATTACTCAAGTTTTGTATATGGATAATATATTACTCTTTTTTTAGAGATAATAGCTTTTCACACCATGTATCAAGTGTTTCCCGTTTTTCTCTTAAATAATCATATCGGTCATAGTGCTTTTGAGAAACGCCTGGTCTTTTGTGGTTTTGTACCATATCCCTTAACTCAGAACTTATTCCCATTTCTCCAGCTAATGTTTTGAATGTTCTTCTCACATCTCTAGGCGTAAATTTCTCAAATTCATTTTTCTTACAAAATTTATTTAATTGTTTAGCGTATTCAGATGTTAACAGGTGCCCTTCTTTAGTTTCAGCAGGGAAAATATAATTAGATGTTGGATATAATAGTTCTTGGATATTCAGAATATTAATGGCAGGCTGAACCAAAGGGATCACATGATAATCGCCTGTTTTTGAAATGTGAGGAGGAACTGTTAATGTGTTGTTCTTTTTATCCCAATTGTCGCGAGTATTAGCCAGAATTTCCCATGGCCTTTGTCCTGCGGAATAAACGCAAAATAGAAATAGACGCGCATAATCTGAGTTAATAGGGCATTCTATGGTGGGCTTATTGAATAGTTCTAATAATAGCTTCAACTCATCCCATGATAAAAACCTATCTAACGCTTTATCTGCACCTTTTTGTCTAGGAACCACAGTGACAGGATTTCGCTCCAACCCATAAATAACGCGCTCGTTTATTTTTGCTGGATCATTATCGGCAAATAAACCGAAATTGAATACCGCATGTAGGTTTGCTCTTACCTTGTTTGAGCCAGCTAAAGCACCTCGGGAGATAAACTCAGAAAGTATTCTTTTTATATGATCTGGAGTCACATCTTTTGCAGGCATAGACGCATCAATGTGTTTACTATCTAGAACCTGATTTAGTCTGTTTTGAGTTTTATCATATGAGCGCTTGCCTTGTCGTTTCTGATCTTCAATGTAATCATCAAAGAGCTGTTTTACAGTGGCGTGTTCATATTTAATTTTCTCAGGGGATGATGATTCTGTAGCTGCAGCTACGGATTTTACTGCTGCATCTGCTAGTGATAAATTAGGGTAATCACCAAGCGATATAAATTTCTCTTTTCCATCTTTGAAGTAGCGGTAGACGAAAACTTTTCTTCCAGATGGATATGTTTTTACACCAAGGCGTCCGGTTCCTCTAGTCGCTGATGCTTGCCAAGTATAATACGCAGATTTCTTTGGTTTCAGTCCTCGTATTTTACTATCAGTCAGTAATACGCTAGCCATAACTAATTTCCATTTACGGGTTGTTTGCGGGTCAAGTAACGGGTCAAGTAACGAAGAAATGATATGAAACTAGCTGAAATCATGCAAGGTATATAAATCCTTATAAATCAAAAAGATGAAATCTTATGAAATTATATAAAACTCAATGAAATCAGTATGTAACGCCCTTCTAAGCCGTAGGTCACAGGTTCGAATCCTGTAGGGGTACCATTTAAACTCAATGAGTTACCATCATTTAAAATTATCTACTTTTCTTAAGTGGGACGTATTTGGGACGCAAGTTCCGAAAATGGTGTCTATTTGCTTTGCATGTTCAGTTAAATGATTGGGTGCTAAGTGAGCATACCTTCTAGCCTGCCTCATTAATCCGTTCAGCAATAATGCGTTTGTTTTTTCTAGTCGATATTTCATTATCTGTAATAAAATTACCAT